ATTGTTTCTTTTCATCTATTGATTGTGAAATTTCTTCAATTTTTCCTTCTAATATTTTAATGAATGTTTCTTTTGTCCCAATTAAAGTTGTATTGTTTTGAATATCTTCACCCAAACCCTTTCTTTTTTCTTCCAATTTAGGTAAGTCCAAATTAGAGTCAATTGGAGTAAGGTTTCTACTTAATTCCAATATAATACCATCTAACCCACCCTTATTACCATTCAACTTAGCCAATTCTTTCTCAAATTCTTTTAATTCACCTTTCTTATCTTTCAACTCATTTGCTTTATCTACAAGTTCCGTTGTAAAGTCCGTTTTCTTAAAGTTCTTAATCAATACTGAAACTTCTTTAATATCTTCGGTTGCAGTTTCATATAATTTATCAAAAACATTTAATCCCATAAATTGAGCAAGTAAGTCTTTCCTCTCACTTTGTGACTTATCAATGAATATAGAGTTATTACCTTGTAAAGATAATGTAGTCAATACAAAATCTTCATACTTACCAACATATTGTTCAATGACCTGATTTGTATCTCTCCTTTCAGTTCCGTTCAAAGATATTTTCTCATCACCATCAATATACCAAAAGTTTACATCAACTTTTACATTCTTACCTTTGTTAATTGTTTTTGCAGTTCTTTCAATAAAGTAATCTACACCATTAACTTGGAAATTCAAATAACATCTAAAATCAGTCTTACGATTGTTTAGAATGTTAGCAGCTTTGAATGCTCTACTACTTTTATCATAAAGACAAAATGAAATAGCATCAAATATAGATGACTTACCTTGTGCGTTTGGTGCAAACAATCCCATCAACCCATTTAACTTATTAAAGTCAATTTTATTATCTTCACCATAACTAAACATATTAGAAAACTCAAATCTAATTGGTTTCCACATAATGTTTCTTAAAGTATCTTCATGTACAATTCTACTATTTACATCTCTGTTAATATTTTCCAATTCTGCCAAATCTTTCTTATCAACGAATGGCATCATCCTTTCTACATACTCATTGATTAAAGAGTTTTGATAATTGATATCGGAAATGTCTTCAAAGTCTAATTTATTTTGTCTATCTCCTGTTTTCTTTTTTGATAATGAGTCCGTTCTAATAATTGTAAAATCTTCAACACCATATTTCATTTTGATTTCTGCAATTACCTTTTTAGTATCGGCAGTATCGGTGTTTGACAATCTTACTCTTAAACGAGGGTGTTTTGGCATATCATTTACAACTGGAACTTTACCATTGTCAATATCCATTGTATAATAACCATAATCATTTTGTAAGTCAATTTCTTCGTAAGTCATTGTGTCCAAATCCCATGCTAAAAAACCATGTCTACCCAATGTTTCACCAAAGTTTTGTTGAACCAATGAACCTGCATAAACCACCTTACATCCTTTTGGAGAAATCATCTCCTGACGCTTATGAATATCACCCAATAAGGCTAAATCAAAACCATCAAATATATCCGTTGTAAAATGTCTACTACTTACTACATAACCTATATCAGTTTGAGAATTATCAACAGGTCCGTGGAATAATGCAATTTTTTTATTACCAAATAGTTTATCAGCAGTAATCCAATTGTCTTTGTTATCCAAAATTGAAAATACTGAAAAATCAACACCACCAATAGAAAATACCTGTGTATCTTTTAGGTAATAAAAGTCTTTTAATTCCAATGCATCTACGATAGGAGTAAGAACATCCATTCTATCCATATTGTTCATATTACAATCGTGATTTCCAGTAATAAGAATTGTAGGACAAGTTTTAGCACACTCTTTGAATAACCAACTTATTTCGTTGACTAATTCTGGACTCATTTCCAATTTCGCATGTGCAATATCACCTGCTAAATATATAATTGCGTCTTCGGTTCCTCTTTTACGGATTTCCTCAAACATCAATTCAAATACCTGTCTATACTCTTTGTGTCTTTTCACATTGCGGATATGTACATCCGCTATATGATAAATTTTTCTTAAACTCATAATGAATTTATTTTGTTCAATAATAATTCTTCCGATGAAAACTCTTTGGCCTCCTTTAACTCTTCGTAGAATTTTTCATACCCCATATCGGCGGCATCTTTATCTTTAAGATACATCATTTTTACATGAATACCTTGTTTTCTAAAATACTCAGCAGCTTTAAGTGCTTCGTTGATAGCATCGTTATCTAATGAAATAATAATGTCAGTAATTCCACTCATAAAGATTTTCTCCACCAATGTCCTCGATGGAAACTTACCCAATAATGGAATTGCATTTCTTTTAATAGTAATTGCGTCAAATACACCCTCACATAATATAATCGGTTCGTTCCAATTAACTTGTGAATCAAAACATATTACATTTTTACTGATTGGAGGATTTTTGTATTTCATTTTGTTGTCCGGATAATACGAACGAGAAACAAAGTAATTTAATGACCCATCGGAATTGTATGATGGTATAATTATCCTTTGTCCATATAATCCTTCTTTACAATATCCTATATTATATTTGACTATATCTTTTTCCGTAATACCTCTTTGAGTAAGGTAATGGATTGCATGTTTATATTCTGGATTAAACCCCTTTGGAGTCTCACTAAGCGATATAAATTCTTTTGGTAGGGAAATGAACACCTTTGTATCGGCGTCCTCTAATTGTGGGTTATAATTACTATCTCCGTATATCTCTCTAATAACTGAAATAACCTTTCTATCAACATCTAACTTTTTTAATAATGAGGTCAATTTCTTACCACCACTATTACAAGTCCAACAATGCCACTTTTGAGTTTCCGTATTAACTTGTAGTTTTGGTTTGTGATGATTGCAAAAAGGACAATAAAATGCTAGCTCATTCCCTTTTAGAGTGAGATGACTACCTAAAACACCAGTTAGGGTAGATACGACTATATTCTTATCATTTTGCTTCAACACCCCCTAAATATACGACAAATATTTGATATTACCAAATAATTTATGGTCTATTTTCCTCTAAAAACCAATCTTCTGGGATGAATTTATCGGCATACTTAAATCCGTTCTTTTCACACCACATTCCGTATGTAGTTTTGGAGTTTTTGCTGATTTTGTTCTTTGAATTGGAAAATACGAAACGAATATCCAAATTAGGGTTTTGTTCCTTTACTAATTGGTGTTTCTTGCGGTCTGCTGCAACAAATCTACCTTTGGTCTCGACTCTAATACCATTGGGTAGTTTGAAATCAGGATGGTAGTTATGTTCGGATGCAGGTATAATATATGCAACCTTTTCGGTTTCATATTCTACTACTATTCCTCTACTTTCTATTTGTGATGATATGGATTCCTCTAAACCAGACTTAAATCCATACTTTTTAGCAACCCACTTTGGATTGTTCTTTTTTGTAACTTTTTTCTTAACCATTAAAATGTTTTATTTTCTAGGAGTATCACCATATTTTTTCTTATCGGTATATCCCAATGCACCAATTGCAGAAGCCAAACCATATCTAGGTAATCCAGTTCTTTTTTCTAAATCAATTATACCAGATTCATCATCAGCAACTTGTTTATCTCTATTACCTTTAGTATATGGAGTTAAATCTTTTAATTTATTACCATCCACCATCTTTGGTTGTGGAGCATCTAATCTCGCAGTATCTTTTAGTTCATCGTATTTTTTTAAAATATTTGACATGTTTTTTGTTTTATTTACTTATAAATATAAATTATGTATCAAAACGAATAATAAAGTTTACCGGAATATCTGGTTCCGACTTAATAGGTTGTGGAAGTTTAGCAACTGCAACTAAATCACAATTGTCATCATATAGTCCAATGGTTGTAATGAATGGTGCTAAGAATGAACCCGTACTATCTACCGAACCACTTAATTCATAATGTTCAAATCCCGCCTTTGAATGTCCAATAGAACCCGTATACCCATAATCTAATATATTACCATTTTCTAATACCGATTTCTTTTTGATATAACTTACTCCAGGATTTGTAATAACACTCATAGTTTTACCATCGGAAGTTATGTATCTTTGCGTTTCTTTACCAACCTCAATTATTGCCGATGGATTTTGTGACACATTAAATTCATCCTCATTTGCAATCAATAAATACTCATGTTCGTATATTGTTTGTGTAGATTTATAATCCAACTTCCATTGATTTTGTAATTTTAATTCAGAATCTCTGGTTAATACGACTAATCCTTGATTATAGAATATGTTACCAATTTTTATACCTTGTGATTCTTCTGGTAAAAATGGAATATTTTTTGCAATAATAGCTCCATTATTAATGTCAATAGAATCTACTATTAAGTCATATGATTCACCATTGTATGTTATATTTAATGTCTTTGATTCAACATCGAAATCACCTAACAAATCCAATATTGAACCCGTATATCCATATTCTGCCAAATCCTCAAATTGAATTACCTCTTCATTTACCCCCAATCTAGATAATAATAATTTGTCTCTACTATCTTGTAGATTTCCAAATGAATCATCAAAATATGAAATTTCATCCAATTCATCAATATTATCAGTTAAAACAACAGACCCTTTTTTTATGCCCTCACCAACATATACATTTGGAATTGATATTACTTTTGCAGAACCACTTAAAAATCTCTCCTTAACGAAAAATGCATTGGAATATGATTTTGTTTTATTTCCAGTTCTTAAAAATGGATTATCCCCCAAATCATTGTAAAATTGGGCCCTAAGTTGACCATATAATGAACTTTTTGGTACGGACCCTGAATTGTCATTGAATAGATTAATGTCCCCCGAAGATATATCTGCTTCTAATAATGAAATACTTCCCGTAGAACTTTCATTGAAACTCCATTCTTTGTAGGCCTTAAATGGCCTTATACTAATATCCGACTTTGGTATTCTTTTTAACATATCGTATATAAATATTCTTTTAATGAAAAACCCCCAAAAGAGGGGGCTTTACATTTTTTAATATATTCTCCGATTAGAAGTCTAATTTAACTTTGATAGCAATTTCTTTATCAAATGATTTTTCAATTGGTTTAGAAACTTTAGCTACTGCTAATAATTCGTTTGCATCATCATAAAGACCAACCGTTGTAATGTAAACTTTAGGGTCTCTTTCAAATAATGGTTGAACAAACTCACCTACTAATCCTGTTACGAATGTTGGGTTGTTTGAGAAGTTAAATTCTCTATTGTTTGCTCTTACAAAGTAGTGAGATGTAGAAACATTCTCAGTTCTTCTCATTTGGAAGTCTGCACCACCTGCCATTGAATTTAATAATGCAATTGAACCAGAGTTTGCACCATTGTTTTGGTGATATATATCTGTTATAGATGAGTTAGCCGGTGATAATTTTATATCAACGGTATTTTTTAAAGCTGTTGGGTTTAATAATATAATTCCCATATCAGGATAGAATAAACCATATCCTTGTCCAGAAGTTGAATCAAAAACCGATGTAATACTTGAAGTCAATGCAGAACCTATATTTAAAGTTCCTTCAACTACATTATAAACTCTACCTGCAGTTGTCACATTTTCATCAGAACCACCACTATCATCAATAAGTGTCAAAGAACCTACTGAACCTGATAATTCTATTGAAAAATTACCTGGGTCTAATCTTTCTTTGTATCTAGCTCTATTTACATTGATTACATAGAAGTTCTCTAAATTGTGGCCACCAGCAACTGAACCTGTATAAACACTAAAGAACGCATCAGAACTATCTAATAAAACATTCTTAAATTGATTATAAGTTGCCTTTGTTGGCAAGTTTGATGTATCAGTTTGTTGTAATGTAGGTGCACCATATCCATTCACATCACCATAAGCGATTGAGAATTGAACTTCTGCAGATGCAGATGTTGCATTTTCATTATATACATCTAAATAATATTTACCACTAACACTAGATTGTTGTTCCGATGAAGTGAAAAATAAATTTAACGAACCATTATCACCACTCCATATTCCAGAAGTTACGATTTCAGTTCTGTTGGTTACTTTGTCAATTGTTCCAAATTTTTTATAAATACCATTTGTGATGGTAGTTATGTCGGAACTGATTTGTTCACCGGTTCCTAAAAATTGGTTTACGATTCTAACTAATTCGTTAGTATCTACTGGAGTCCCTGCGGTGTTTGCTGCACCTGCTAAGTAATTTGATATATTACTTGCTAAAAGGCTTCCTCTACTGTCTCTTATTACTGCCATAGTATTTTATTATTGAACGTAAGTTACTGTTATTGGAATTGTTTGTGAACCACCCGTTTCGTTGCCATAAACTGTAATTGTAGTTCTAATGGTTGACGTTAATGATGGGTTTGGAATAAATTTGAATGATAATCCTTTAGCTATTGCTGCAGTTGCAGATACATCGTCACCGATAAATACTGGAACTGAACCAATTTCTGATGTTACACCTTCACCGATAATATCACCTGCATTTTTATTAGATAATACAATTGTATATCCTAAACTTCTATTTCCTGCTGGAGATGTAGTTGGCGATAATGCAACCTCACCACTTCTTTGATTAACTGAAATGTTAGGAACACCAAATTCAACAACCGGAATTCTGGTTGTATTTTTTGGTAAAGTTACTAACTTATACTTCATTACTTGAGTCTCATCCGGATTAGCTTCTAATACAGGCATATTTTTAATAGCTGCATCATAATAAGCCGAACCCAATGGATGTGCTGGTTCGTAAAGTGTGTAATCAATTTCATCATCTGCTAATGCAAATTGAGTGATGTTTAATCCTTGACCTGCTGCTAACTTTTCTCTACCTTTTTTGGTAAGAATTGCATCAACGGTTAATTCTGTGTTACTTAAATATCCCATAGTATAATATTATCTTTTGTTATAAATATAATTATTTTAAAATTCCGTTTATTCTACTTCTAAAATTGGTTCAGAAGTATTTCTACCTGTTCTATTTACTGTCAATGTATTTGGATTAGATACAAATGTTTCAACCGGTGGTGCACCATCCAAAGTCGTAGCTGCAGTATTTTTTGAACCCTTAAAGAAAGAATTTTCCAATCCTCTTGTCAAATCTGATGTATTTCTATAATGTGTTGGTAAATATCCATTAACAGGTTTTACTGCAATTATATTACCTTGCACATTTGGAACAATTGAACCACTAAATGGTTGAACATTTAATTTAGTTTCGGTATATGTTTGAATATCCGAAATATATCCGCCACGTGGGTCACCCAAACCATTAACCGATGCTGTTACTGCGAATTTAGTAACAATTCTTTCCTTCTCTTCCGTAATTAATTGAACTCTAATTCTTTCCGTCACTCTTCTATTATCTTTATCAAAATAAGTTCTAATAGCAGAACCACTTTGTGCATAAATACCAAATCCAATCATTTCATATGCAGTTTGACCATATGTTTCTATACCTAAATTAATTTCGGTTGTTATAGTTGGTTCATCCAATCCTGCATCTATTGTTACATGTTGTTGATAAGAGTCTGCATTTATATCAGCCTCATCTAAGTATTCATATAATCCGTCTAATTGATAGTTTTCAGCTATAATTTCGTCAATAGTAGTATCGGTTATTGTTGTATTTAATTGATTATTTTCACCTATTAAATTTTCTGAAAGATTTGCATCAACCAATGCATCGTATTGATTATTGTCAGAAGTCATTATAGTAGTGTCCTCATAATGTATTATTGCTTCTTCTTGATACTCTTCACCTATTGGTCTTTTCTGTGCAATCTTACTTCTTTCCAAAATATGTGGTTCAATTAATAAACCAGTAGTTGCTTTAACTCTTGCAGGTAACATTTTCTTAATATCCTCAAACATTGATTTCTCATATAGTTTGATTAAGTTAATGTATGCATAGATGTCTCTATTATCATATCTTTGGAAATAATAATGTCTCAATTCATCCAATCTCTTATAATTTGACCTATATTTGTCCGCAGGGTCACCAATGTAGTTATCTAAATTTAATCCACCCAAAGATTTGGCAATATCAATATTCAATTCCTTTGTAGGTGAGAAAAATAGACCAACTCTATTGGAATCCGTTGGAGATTGGTCAAATGCTTTTTTAGTTGCTCTACCCTTTGATGATAAATCTGCAATTAAAGTTTGTTCTTCAAATCTAACTTTATTAGTTGAGTATCTTGTAGAACCTACATCCGGAATTTCCAATATTACACTTCTATCTATTGCTTCAAATTGATAAGGATATGTTGTTATTGATATTGGATAATAAACTGAAGCTGATAATAATGGTTGCACATTCATTGAATATAATGAAGATGTTGTACCTGTTTCATAATCATTTCTAGTCAATCCACTTTCAAAATATATGTTGGTATCCACATTTGGCAAAGTTGTATATGTTGCCAAATTTTTAGGATATTCAAAATCTAATCTAAAATACAAATCATCAGTAGATGAAGATGTATGGTTTCCGTTAATCATTTCTGGAAAGGAAACGTGTTCAAAGAATCTTTCCTTATCCAATGGTGTACTCCATAAACGGAATTCATCTAAACTACCTGTATAATTTCCACCCAATCTAATTGTAGAACCACTTTCCCAATTTGAAGATGTTAATGATAATGTGGATGTTGTTTGGAATATAGTTTTTTCTTTATCTGCCTGTCTTAAATTTAAAGACATAGTAACATCACCACCACTTCCAGTCAATCTACTAATTTCAATACCAAAAAAAGAATCGTTAAAAATCGGTAATAAACTTGATGATAGGGATTGTGATGCAATATTAAGAATGACATTACCAAATTTAGAATCGACAGAACCACTTAATTTAACATCCCATCCACTTCCAGATATTAAAGTAAAGTTACCACTATATGCCGGTTTTACAAATAATTCAATCGTATCTGGTTTTCTATTTTTTTCTGTATTTTGCCAATCAATTTGAACATATGAACCACTAATCATTTTTAATGCAGTAGTTATATTTTCAAATTCAAACTTAGTTTTATTCGTATCAGTAACTTCAGGACCACCAAACTCTAAAATTGAAAGATTTGATGCAGGTACTCCATAACATGCTAATAATGCATAAACACCTCTCCTTGTACCTTTGTGTTTTAGTAAGTATGGTATGTTATTTGCAATTCTTCTCCAAACTTGGTATGTTCTTTCCTTTGCAGGATTACTTTTTATTAATCTCCCTTCGGCATCATATGATTTATATTGTTGATTACCATTGGAATCCATACCAAATACATAATTCCAAAGTTGTGAATCTGCAGCTAAGTTTTTAGCATCCCAATTAAATGATTTCAATATGTCAAATAATAACTTATCGGAAACATTTTTTGATTTATAACCCAAACCTCTACTTCTTTCTATTGCCTT